TGCGCCGCTATCCAAGCGCGGCAAGGAGACAGCATTATGAAAAGAATCACAAGAATCATTCGTCCGATCATCTGCATGGCCGTCCTTCTCTTTGCCATGACCACGGCAGTCATGGGCTGCTATCAGAAAGGGACGGAGCCTATCGACATTCCCGACAGAACGCCTTCCGGCACATCTGCGCCTCAGCCATCAGCGACTCCCGCGGGCGAAGTTATCCCCTCGGTGGACAGGCAGGCAGAGTTGGCGGAAGCCAGAGCGAAGAATCCCGACACCGTGGCGTGGCTGTATATCCCCGGCGCGGAGGTGGACGATCCCGTGATGCAGGCGGAGGACAACGGCTATTATCTAAAGCTGGATGAAAACGGCGAGTACGCCATGTGGGGCTGCTATTATGCCCATTGTGAAAACGAAATTGGCGGCAGGGATAAGCTGGACAAAAACACCACCATTTTCGGCCACTCCGCCAGCAACTGCGACCCGGACGGTGTGCGGTTCACCAAGCTCTACCGTTATATGGACGCAGACTTTGTAAAGGAGCATCCGTATATCTATCTCTCTGTGGATGGCGAGGACATGATTTTCCAGATCACCGCGCTATTCGTCACGGATATTGGCTTTGACTATATTGCGCCTGATCCCACGGGAGATAATCTGACCAGCTTCTTTGAGACGATTGCGCGGAAAAACTGGCTTGACTTTGATGGCGTGACCTTCTCCGAGGAAGATACTGTTCTGACCCTCTCCACCTGCTGCCGGAAGTATGACAAGGCCAACAGCGGCAATCAGCGGCTGGTGGTCATGGCAAAGCTGCTGCCGGAGGGGGCAACCGCGCAGGAGTTCAGCGTATCCCTTGTGGATAGTCCTGAAATGCCCTAAAAGAAATCAGAATACGACGATAACAGGACACCCATCCTTGCGGTACTGAAAAGCAGCGTATGGTATAGGGAAAACGGCGGCTGCTCTGTACGGGGCGGCCGTTGTTTTTGCTGTCCCAACATTTTTCAGATGAAAGGGACCTATGCGTATGACAGGAGAGCACAGGAGGTGCCGCTAATGCTGCGGCAACAAGCCGCGCCGGGAGCATAGCCGGACGATACCCGGACACCGTAGGATACCTATGCCCTCCGACAGCCGCCGACAATTTCCATACTGAACCGCACCGAAGCGCCCATGCAGGCTTTTATGCCTGTGTGGGCGCTTTTTGTCGTTCCCGGCACTTTTTCGCCGTGGGCTGCCGCTCCCCGCCGCCCTTCGTTCAGACCTTTTTACCCACTCGGATCTGAACGGAGGAACAAAATGTTTAATAGAAAAAGCATCTATGCGCTGAATAAGAAAGACCCCGATGCCATCGTTTATATGGATGCCAATGAAGTCATCATCCGCCTGACTCGCGAGGACTTTGCCAGCGAGGAAGAATTTCTGAAATGGAAATCTTGGTCAGATGGAAACTACCACACCGAGGACAATCAGGATGTGGTAGAGGGGAAACACAATACGTCCATTGATGATCTGTCCGAAGCCGCACTTTCCATTCCTGCCATTGATGTGGTTATGGAGCGCCAGCACGAGAAATCTGAGCGGCGCAGAATGGCTTCCACGATGGTTTCTCAGATCAGGGACAAGCTGACGGAAACACAGTTCCGCAGACTTTGGATGTACTACGTTGGCGGAATGACCGTTGATGAAATTGGGCGGATTGAGGGCATCAGACACCAGAACATTTCCAAAAGCATTGGCTCCGCAATGAAGAAAATCAAAAAATTTTTCCCGTAAGCTCAAAAACAGGGTGCAAAAATGCCCTAAAAAAGATGATAGGTGAAGGGACATTCTCCACGAAGCCTTTCGTTGAACGTTGAAAACTGAATAGACCATGATGCAGGCACAAAACCCGCGTGATAGCGGCATAAGGTGCGTCGCCACGACGATGGCTTCAAGGAGGTGATTCCGGAAAAGCCATCCGAGCGATCTACGCAGCCTTAGACCCGATTCGGCAAATCGGGCGCGATGACAGCGCGGCGGATAATGAAACTTGCTCACGCCCTCCCACAGACTTGAGGGGGAACCCTGTGGTATGCGCCAGCTCTTTGAGGCAGCGGTATCGTGGAGTTATGACAGCCCTGCCAAGGGCGGCCTGCATCATGCCCACTATCCGGGGCGCGTGGCAAATAGGATGGATTTTCTCAAATGGACAGGCAGAGCGGCTGCGCCGGTATTCGCCATTATGTTATGTGGCTCCAATTCTGCCCGCGCAGCCGCCTCTCAAAGTCAGATACCATGCGCTGACGGCCTTTCCGTCAGCGCATTCATGTGACCTTGAGGAAACCCACCAAACCGAGAAAGGAGATCGCCATGATGCAGCCAACGCCAAACGAATCCCACGTCCACACGGATGAACTGGTGGACATCCGGGAAGTATCTGTTGACAAAAATCTTCCCAAGGAAGAACGCATTGCCGCCTTTATCCGCCAGATCAAAAATCCCTACCGCTTCCGCTGCGGCGATTTTGTGGTAAACGCCTGCTTTGCCGGGAACGGCGTTACGTTGGAGGAATGTCTGCAAGGCATTTTGCGCTGAGCGACATCCTCGCTTTTTTCCGCAGAGAGTGCTATGATCGGTGTGGAAAAGGATGAAAACCTAATAGCCAGATAACCACTCTTTTCATGCGGGAGCAGTCCGGGAGAAAGGAGTGCTTTTTCATGTCTAAATACAAAGCAGCCGCTTATATCCGCCTGTCCTACACCGACGATCATTCCAGCGAGAGCGACAGCGTTTCCAATCAGCGCAAGCTCATTGAAAACTTTGTGGAGCGCAACCCGGATATTGAGGTCGTTTCCGAAAAGATCGACGACGGATACAGCGGCATCATCTTCGACCGCCCCGCATTCAAGGAAATGATGCAGGATGTCACCGATGGCAACATCAACTGCGTCATCGTAAAAGACCTCTCCCGGCTGGGGCGCGAGTACATTGAAACTGGCCGGTATCTGCGCCGGGTATTCCCGGCCTACGGGGTGCGCTTCATTGCCATCACCGACAGCATCGACACCGCCCACGACAGCGGCGATGATCTGACCGTATCGGTCAAGAACATTATGAACGAAGCCTATTGCCGGGACATTTCCATCAAGACCCGCACCTCACTGGACGTGAAGCGGCGCAACGGCGATTTCGTCGGCGCTTTCCCGGTGTACGGCTACATGAAAGCCGAGGACAATAAAAACCTACTCGTCCCCGATCCCTACGCCGCCCGCGTTGTCTGCGACATTTTCCGTATGCGGCTGGAGGGCGCAAGCGCCTCCAAGATCGCATCGGAGCTGAACCGGCTGGGCATTCTCTCTCCGCTGGCATACAAGAAGAACAACGGCCTGCCCTACGCGAAAAAGGGATACGCAGACAAGGCCGACTGCAAATGGTCGGCTACCACCATTATCCGCATCTTGCAGGACGAAACCTACACCGGAACGCTGGTGCAGGGCAAACAGGGGACGCCGCATTACAAGATCAAGCAGATGGAGCAGCGCCCCGCCTCCGAGTGGGTGCGCGTCCCGGATGCCCACGAAGCGCTGATCGCCCGTCAGGATTTTGAGCTGGTGCAGCGCATTAAGGGACTGGATACCCGGACTTCTCCCAATGAAGATACGGTGTACCTGTTCTCCGGTATTCTGATCTGCGGGTGCTGCGGAAGCCGCATGACCCGCAAGACCAACCGTGCGAACGGCAAGGAGTACCACTACTATTATTGTCCAACCGGCAAGAAAAGGGGCTGCGCCCATCCGGTCATGCTGAAAGAAAGCAGCCTGATCGACTGTGTGCGGGACAGCCTGAAAGCCTATATCGGCAACATCGCTTCGCTGGAGGCGCTGCTTTCGGACATTGACCAGTCCAGCATCAATCAGGCGCTTGCCAAGGAATACAGCGACCACATTACCGACAACGAGCGCCGGTTGGAGCAGGTGCTGGAGTTCAAGGCAAGGCTTTATGAGAGCCTTGTGGGAGGTATGCTCACCAAGGAGGAATACGCCTCCTACAAGGCCAAGTACACCAAGCAGGCCGAGGACATCCGAGAAAGCGTCCGCGTTCTCAAGGAAAAGCTCACGGAGGTGCTGGAAAATCGAAGTGAGCGCAACCGTTGGATTTCGCAGTTTACGCAGTTCTCCACGCTGGAAACCTTAGACCGCAAGGCGCTCATTCACATGGTGCAGAGCATCCGCGTCCGTGGGAAAAAGGAGCTGGATATTACCTTTACCCATGAGGACGAATACAAAAAGGCGCTGCAGCTTTTGGCGCTGGCTGCGCAGCAGAAAGATTACGAACAGAGAAAGGTGGGTTGAGCATGGCAAGAAAGAGCAGAAAAGAAACGGCTGCGGTAGCCGTGCAGGAGGCCGACGCCGCTTGCCGCGCCGCGATCTACGTCCGCCTTTCGGTGGAGGATACCCACACGCACAGTGCATCCATCGAAACCCAGCAGATGATCATTGCCCGCTATCTGGAGCAGTACCCGGAGATCAGTGTGTACGATACCTACATCGACAACGGCGCGACGGGGACAAACTTCCATCGTCCGGGCTTTCAGCAGATGCTCTCGGATATTGAGGCCGGTCACGTCAACTGCGTCATTGTGAAAGACCTCTCCCGTTTGGGGCGGAACACCATCGACACCGGCTACTACATCGAACAGTATTTCCGCATCCGTAATATCCGCTTTATTGCGGTCAATGAAAACTTCGACACCGCCGCCCCGGAGGATGCCCATTCCGGTATCATCATTCCGCTGCGGAACATGATAAACGAAGCCTACGCTTTGGACATCGGGCGCAAGATCAAGGCGCAGCAGCGGCAGGCCATGAAGGACGGCAAGTTCATCGGTGCGCGAACTCCCTACGGCTATCTGAAAGCGGAGGACGATTGCCACCAGCTTATCATCGACCCTGTTGCCGCCGTTGTCGTGCAGCGGATGTTCCGCTGGGCTTCCGAGGGCGCTGGCCTGAATACCATTGCCGTGCGGCTGAACGAAGCAGGCGTTCTTACCCCCAGCCACTACAAGAAGATGCAGGGCAAGATCACCCACGAGAATTTGCTCGGCAGCGGCAAGTGGCAGACCCGAACAGTCGGCGTCATTCTTCGCTCCGAGGTCTACACCGGCGATCTTGTTCAGGGGCAGACCAAAACCGTGGATCACCGGCAGGTCAAGGCCGACGCCGAGGAATGGACGGTGGTACGGGACACCCACGAGGCCATCATCAGCCGGGAACAGTTCGCGGCGGTGCAGGAAATTCTCAATCAGACCGCCAGCCGCGCCAAGGCACGGGAGGTCAAAGTCTACACGCCGAATTTATTCAAAGGCAAGGTGTTCTGCGCCCATTGCGGCGGCAGCCTGCACCGGCAGAGAAACATCCGCAAGAAGTCCGACGATGTGTACTTCTACCATTGTCTGAGCCAGAGCCGAATCAGCAAGGATGCCTGCCCCAGCGTGACCATCCGCGAGGATGCGTTGCTGGATATGTTGGCAGATATGCTTCAGGACGCGCTTGATACGGCGCTGGGGCAATACACCCTCTCCCTTGCGGAGCTGCCCCGGCAGGCCGCTGACCGCGCTGAGCTGCGGGAGAAGATCACCAGCCGCAAGCAGGAAATCCAGCGGCTTCGCGGTATCGTGCGGAGTTTATATGAAAACCTCGTCCAAGGCGTTCTCACCAAGGGTGAATACTTTGACTACAAGGAGAAGTACGAAAGCCGCATTGCCGACCTCTCCGTGGAAATGGAACAGTTGGAGGACGGCCTGCGAACGATGGATACGCAGCTTGAGCAGCACCGGGCACTGAAGCAGGATGCCGCGCAGATCAAGACCGACCGTGCGCTGACCGGCGCACTCATCGAGCGGCTGATCGCCCGCATCGAGGTATCCCACGACAAGCAGATCACGGTACGCTATCGCTTCCAGAGCGAGTTTGAAACCTATGCGGAGGTGCTGGAACAATGCAGAAATATGTGATCGCCCTCTACATCCGCCTCTCCATCGAGGACTACAAGTACGATAGCCTGAGCATTGAAAATCAGAGCCTTGCTCTCCATGAATATGCGGCTTCCATGCCCGAAGCCCTGAACGCGGAGATCACGGAGTTCATCGACAACGGGTACAGCGGCACGAATTTTGAGCGTCCGCAGGTACAGAAGCTCATTGAGCTGGTGCGGGCCAATCAAATCGACTGCATCATCGTCAAGGATTTTTCCCGCTTCGGGCGAAACAGCATTGAAACCGGCTATTTCATCGAGCGCGTGTTCCCGCTGTTCCATACCCGCTTCATTTCCATCAGCGACGATTTTGACAGCAGCAAATTCAAGGGCGACACCGGCGGCATGGACGTGGCGTTCAAGTACCTCATCAGCGAGTATTACAGCCGCGATATGTCCATCAAAACCAAGAGCGCCAAGTACGCCAAGATGCAGCGCGGCGAGTATCAGAGCAAAATCTGTCCCTACGGCTACCGCAAAAGCGCCGATGGCAGAATGGAGCCTGACCCGGAGGCTGCTGCCGTTGTGCAGCTCATCTTCCAGCTTGCCGCCGAGGGCATCAACGCCACCGCCATCACACGGGAGCTGTTCCACAGAAGCATCCCTACCCCCGGCCAGTACAAAGCGGCGCACGGCAATTATTCCCACGATATTTCCCGCTGTCACGGGATTTGGAGTGCATCCACCATTCTCCGCATTTTGGAGGACGAACGCTACACCGGCGTGTATGTGATCGGCAAGCGGGCGGTTCTCGAAGTAGGCGGCACCAGAAGCCGCCTGAAGGATAGAGAATCGTGGTATATCATCCCCGACCATCACCCGGCCATCGTTGAGAAAGCCGTGTTTGATACCGTGCAGGCCAGCCAGCTCCGCTTTTCCCAGCCCAACAAAAAGAAGCGGGACTACCCGCTGAAGGGCAAAGCCTTCTGTGGCTGCTGCGGTCATGCGCTGTCCCGCACCATGCAGAAAACCTCGTATTATTACTGCCGCCATTCCGAGGCGGACGTAGAAAGCCGCTGCCACAAGATGCGCCTGAACGCCGCAGAGCTGGAACAGGCGGTATTTCTGACGCTGAAAAAGCAGTTGGAAGCCGCCGCACCGCTTGCCCCGGACGGTTCGCTCCGGGTGGATGCTTCCGTACCGGAACGCGCCGAATATGAGCAGCAGATTGAGGCGCTTCAAGACGGCAAGCGCACCTTGTACGAACGCTATCTCATGGGTGAGATCGACCTGAACACCTACAAAGCAGAAAAGGCTGCGTGTGACGAGCTGCTTTTGAAAACAAAAAACGCCTATGCCGCAGTATTAGCACAGGCGAAGCAGAAGCAGGACGAACAGGCACGGCAGGACAGCCGCAAGGAAGCGTCCAAGGCAATCTTCGATGCGGACACGCTGACCACCGAGTTGGCCGAGCTGCTGATCGACCGGGTGCTGGTGTACCCCGATAAGCGAATTGAGATCGCGTACAAAATCCGAGATATTTTCGATTGAGGTGGCAGACATGAAAATTGCTTTCTATTGCAGAGTAGACGGACAAGGCTTTTGCTTTGTCCTCCCCGATGAAGCTGACAAGCTCCGCGAGTTTTTCGCCGAGCATCAGGATAAGCCTGCGCTTGAAAATCCATCAGGCGTAAGCTAAAAATTTTTGTCGTGTGCTTGACATACGGGTGGCGTAAATCGTGAAACCGGATGTGGGGCAGGTCGTACTTCTTCAGCAGCTTGTGGAAGGTGTGGCTCACATAGTCGGGGGAGTAGGGGTGCCCGTCCTCCCAGGTGAACACATAGTCGTTGTCTATGTAGTCCTTGCCGAAGTGGTTGCGGTAGTATTGCTCCTGCTGTAACAGGATCTTGAACAGCCTTACCGCATCGTTTGTCAGGGGAAAACTGCGGAAGCTGGATGCGTTCTTGGTCTTGTTCTTCTCCACGACCTTCGTGACCCGGGCCACGGTGTAGCGTATGGTCAGCGTTTGCATCGCAAAGTTGATGCTGTCCCATTTCAGGCCCAGTACCTCGCTGCGGCGCAGGCCGTACAGCGCGGTGACATAGATGATGGGGTAGAGGCGTTCGTTCTTAACAGCGGTCAGCAGGTCTCGCATCTGCGCTTCGGTGTAGAACGTGCCGGTAAACTGCGCCGCGTGCGGCATGACGACCAAATCGGCAGGGTTTGTCGGGATCAGACCGTCCCTCTGCGCCAATTTGAGCGTCTGATTGAGCACGTTCTTGTGCTGGCGCAAACTAACCGCTGATAGGCCGCCGTGGCCGTCAGAACGCCCGAATTTAGCCTTTACGTTGATGTACGTCTGCAGCGTCTCGCCGTCAACATCGCACAGCCGGATTTGCAGATCATCGAAGTAGGGGAGGATGTGCGCTCGGGCCTGAACCTCGTAGCCTTGGTATGTGACCTCGTCCACGCGATGCCGGACATCCTCCAGCCAGCGGCGCACGGCGTCACTGAAAAGCATATCGGGCGGGGCAGCCTGCTCAGGCTTTTCGCCGAGCATATCAAGCATGAGCTGCCTGGCTTTTCCCTCGTTTCCCGTTACTGTCAGACCTGTGGAGACCCAGGTCTGATTTTTCTTGCCATCTGTCGTATGCGTGAGCACGACATAGTATTTGTCGTTTTTTACGCGCAAGCTGGCTGTCATGAGAAGGGCCTCCCAAAGC